AACTTGGTAAAATTTGGTTCAAATGACGGAAAAACTGTGGAGTTTCAGGTTTCCGGAGGCTATATTCAATGGCGATTACTCGGAGATGAAAACTGGATTAATTTAATTTCAGTAGCTGCATTAACAGGCGCAGCTGGTAAATCCGTTGAAATGAATAATAACGGAAATTATCTACAATGGCGTTTGGCTGGTGATACTAACTGGATTAATCTTGTAGCTTTATCAGCCTTAAAAGGTGCTGATGGACGTGGTATTTCAAACACTTCATATAATGCCGGAACTGGTGTTCTTACAATTACTGACACTGATGCCACAAGTTACCAGACTGGTGATTTGAGGGGTGCTACAGGAAAATCAGCTTATCAAAGTTACGTCGATACAACAACTGATAATCCTGTTCTTACTCAGCAACAATGGAGTAATGTATATTCAACAAAAGAAAACTCTGCCAACAAACAAAACAGTTTAGCCCCTGATGGAACTGGCGTTAAATTCCCGACTGTTGACGCTATTCTGAAAGTGAACGTACTAACCGCTTCGGCTATCGCTGAAACTTATGCACTTCAACTGAATGTTCCGACGAACATTCTGAACACGTTGCCTTCCGGAGTTAACAGTACTTTGACAATTCCGGCACCAACCGCAGGGAATTTAAATGAATCAGTTTTGCATTTTGCAACCGGAGTTGTCCTGCCTACATTAGTATATTCTGGATTCACACCTGTTTGGTTGAATGGCACTGCAATTTCTATGAAAATTAATAAAACCTACACGCTCGTATTTGAACAGGTAAGAACTGCAACGAATACGTGGATAGTTAAAACTTCTTGGGGAGAATATTAAAATGACACATTACGCAAAAAGATTTTTTGGTCAAAGTTCATTAGAATCTGAAACAGTACTATATATAACAGGACTGGTAACTCCTTTAAGTCCAGCTCAGGTTCAGAATATAAACACTTTTGTAAAATATCTAAAAACCGGCTTAGGAATTACGACATTATCTGAATATTTTGATATAATGTACATTCTCGCCGGAGAAACTCAGGAAAGCAGTTTGAGAAACTTAGTAAAAAACGCACATCATGCAACTAAGGATGTAAATATCACATTTGCAGCATTAGAGGGTTTTACGGGCTTCACTAATTCAACAGCATATATAAATACTAATTATAATATGTCTAATCAGGCTGTTCGTTTATCACAAAATAATTCATCAGCCGGATTTTATTCAAGAACATCAGGAGGCGGAGGTAATACTGCGGAAATGGGCGTCGATTCAAATCAAAACTTTTTTTTATTTCAAACAGCATGGGGATCAGGAAGATGTTATATTGAATTGAGCAATGGAGCTGGAGCTGGTTTGACAAATAATACAAGATTAGGATTCTGGACAGCTTCACGATTATCATCTTCAACTTATAAAATTTATAAAAATGGAAATGTATTCAGTAATGAAACTGTCGCAAGTTTATCACTACCTAATTTTAATTTGTTTCTTTTAGGAGCTTATGGTTCGACATTTGGAAGCAATATTCAAATGTCATTTGCATTCGCCGGAAAAGGACTAACTGATGCTGAAATGGCTGTTTTAACTAACGGAATTGAAGCTTACATGGATAATAACGGAAAAGGAGTAATATAATATGAAAGCAAAATTAATAGACAATGAACTCATTTACCCAACCAATTTTATGAAAATTGGTGAAAACTGGGTAAGTAATCCTACTGAAGAAATGTTGACTTCGTTAGGATATAAAGAAGTTAGATATCAAGAGATTGACAAAAAAACAGTAGATTTCGAAGAAACTGATACGGAAATTATCATTTTTAATCAAAAAGTTACTGAGAATGAAAAACCGTTTGATCCAACTCAAAATAATTTATCACAATGAACTCTACCTTACTTAAATGGCTCATCGCGCTTTTCGGTGGTTTATTAGCTACTGTTAAGCCTACATTTCCGGTACTTTTTGTCGGAATACTTTTTATTCTCGTCGATAGTTTTACGGCTTATCGGCTAAGCCAACGAGTCAAAAAAACATCAGGAAAAGCATCAGGTAAATTCCAAAGTGCAAAATTCGCAAAGGTTATAACCTCAATTATCGAACTATTTGTGATCGTATTACTGGCTCACTTTGCCGGAACTATGATCTTCGTAATGTTCGATAACCTGTTTTTTGCCAACTGGGCAGCGGGTATATATTGTTTTAAAGAGTTGTGGAGTATCCTAGAAAACGAAAGCAGTTGTAACGGCTCCAGCTGGGCAAAGTTATTTCAGAAAATAATGATCGATAAAACAGCCCGTCATTTCGACGTCGATTTATCGAGTTTGGAAGATAAGGAGGAAAACAAAATTGAATAAGATTTTATTCTTTTATTTTTGTTACAATATTATCAATAAGTTCACGTGATGGCTGGCGAATATATTTTCCAGCCATTTCTTCACTCTGGTGACCGGTAAGCTTAATAATTACACGCCGTTGAATACCCGCATCTTCAAGTGCTGTTATCCCAGTATCTCTGTACGAATATAACTGCAATTCCATTCCTAAATTTAAATCAGTTCTTATTTTCGCCCAGTATTTATCCAATTCCCTGGTACCTATTTTTTTTGTACCTGGTTTTAAATTTCTTGTTAAAAGGTAAAAATCTAAAGGATAATTTTCAAGTGACATATTATTAATAATTTTATATACTAACCAATCAGGTAGATATGCAAATCTGAATTTTTTTGTTTTTGAATTTCCCTGTGGAATACTTATAACTTTATTAAATAAATCAATATTAGAAATTTTTATACGGCATATCTCTGCAGGACGGATAAACGAAGATCTAACTAAATCGATAACAATTTCCATATTTGGCATATTATTCCGGCAGTAATCTATAATTTTTAAATGTGATTTCGGATCAATAATTTGCCTTATTTTTTCTTCTTCTTCCTTTTTTTTGAAATTTGTAAATATGTTATTTTTACAGTAATTTTTTTCAATTAACCAATTCCAGAGTCCCCTGTAAAATTCTACATAATTATTATAAGTCCGATTACCTATACTTTTATTTCGTTCAATCTCAATTAAGAAATCAACAGCCATATCTTTGTTAAAATCTATTACATAACAATTTGTTAAGTTATGAAGAATAAGCCAATCATTCAATTTTTTAATGAATGATTTATAACTTCTAAATCCATCCTCCCGCATATCCTGTTCTTTAATTTCACTAAATATATTAACAGCATCAGATAATTTTGAATATGCTTTTGGTAACTCAGATTCGATATATGGGTTCTTTCCTGATTCAAGTTTTACGTTTATATCAAATACGGCTTTATTCATCATACGATATATTTCACGTTTTGGGAATTTTCCAATTAAGTGATTAAAGCGCATAACTTTTCGTTTTCTTTTACCTTCTTTTTGGTCCCATGCGTAATATTTTATGCATAATTCTTTACCATCGCAAATTCGCGCCGGTATATAATCCATTTTGAAATTGTCATTAATAATTGCCATAAAAATAAGTTTTAAATTAGTTTAACTTATTAAATTACAGCGTTTTTTATTTTAAAACTGTAAACAAACATTGAAGTGCTGCATTACTGCCGCAGTAATAAAATAAAAAACGTTGTATGTTTTTGACATACAACGTTTTAAAATTAAAAAAGCGGAGAGGGAGGGACTGTTATCCTTCCCTTTTTGTTTTTTTAAAATAGTTAAACAATTGTATATCAGATTATATTAAACTATTAATTTAATAATTAGTACAAACTACTGCCGCAGTTTTGCCGCAGATATCATAAAAAAAATTTTAGGCAAATTCATTATCATCAGGCATTAAAATAGTTGTTTCTCCACGTGCAATCATAATTTCAAGTATATCATTAGCAAATTTTTCATCTCCATTCGCCAATTTTTCTATATCAGCAAGCCGTTCTTGTTTTTGTGTGTCATTTAGTATTATTCCGTAATCCTCCAAAAGATATTCATTATATATTTTCCAGGTTTCTAAAAATTCTGAATTGTTTAACATAGTATTTATAATTCAATTTTTAATAATGCATTTATTATTTTTTCCTGATAATTAATTCTATCATAAAGTGTCTTTATTAATTTTTCCTTATCATTTAAACCATATTCTTCCAATGGTTCTGTTAATATATTCATTTGAGCATCTTTTTTTACATAAACTTCTGGATATGTTATTAAATCAAGGATACTCATTTCGAATATATTTGAGAAAATCTCAATTTCATCCCACTTCAATTTTCGCTTACCCTTTTCAATATTGCTAATTACAGCATTATCTACATGCATATTTTGAGCTATATATTCTTGACTATAACCCTTTTGCTTTCTAATAATTTCTATATTTCTAATTAAATTCATATTTGTAAATATAATTAATTGATTATCAATATGTAATGAGATTATATAAAAAAATATTGAAAAAAACTCATTTTATATTTGAGATTATCTCAAATTAGTTATATATTTGCGGTATCAAATTAATATTAAATATAAATATAATAATGACAAAACAAGAAATTAAGAAAAAAACTACTGTTATCAGTTATTACAGACTTTTGGAAACAAAACAAAAAAGTCTGTTCAAACAGACTGTAATTGATAAAACAGGATGGTCGATACCAACATTCAGTTATAAATTCCGTGAAAAGAATTTTACTAAGTTAGAACTTGAAGCAGTTGAATCAATCATTGATGATTTTAAAACCGGAAAACTGCAATGGACATAAGAAATATTGAAAATTTCTCCATGCCACATGGCGAAGTGGAGATCCGGATCAAAAATCAGGAATCTTTTGAATTGCTGGAATCTAATCGTGATTTTATTACATCGTTTCTCGAAGTAATTACCGATCGTTACCCTGTAGCTGTGGAAAACCTGAAAAAGCGATATCAACAGTATGATCAAAACAGATGGCATTTTGAATTCCTTATAGTTCGCGGATTTTTGAAATGTAATTTCGGGACTTATGATAATCGGTTGGATATCGACGCTGAAGGCAATTTTCATTTTGAATTTACGCAATGTCCACTGGCCGGTGAATGTAAAGAGTGGCGCGAAACCTGTTTTCCGAAAGAAGAAACAAAAATATCGGTTGGAGAGGAACGCGTAATGAAATTAATATCCGAAGGACGAACAGTCTCCGATATTGCAGTACTACTTTGTATTAGTCGCTTCACGGTTGAAAAACACACCAATAATATACTTCGTAAAATTAGTAAACATAACAATGCATCAATAACAGAATATTATTTAAAACATGTAGCTCAAAGCGTTGAGTAACATTTATCAAAAACATACAACATTTTAAAAAAACATCTCTCCACCTCTTAAATCAATTAATCGAAAATTAATAACTGACTTATGGAATACTCAATCAAAGATTTTGAAACTTCACTCAATGTGATGAACGTATATATTGAAAATATACGCAAGGAAAATAATAAGGTAGTAAGTGTTACCGGAATAATGAATGATATTCGATGCCGATGGGATGCTGCCGGTAGTTGCTTCGCGGCTCAGGAAAGAGTTCCGGAATTCGACATACAGTTTTATACCATATCTGAAGATGAACGACGCATCGATACACGTAACGAAATTTATCAATTTATCCGAAATGGCGATTGTCTTGATTGTGCACTTCGCATTCCATGTCACGGATGCAATAATATGACAATCGTATTCCCTTGTTCATTCGAAACGCGCAAAGATCAGATTCCCGGAAACTTCAAACGATACAAATAATATGATTACTGCTAAAATTATATTTTCATCGGCCGACGCTATAAAATTATTTCGTAATGCCGGACTGGAAGTTAAAATGGTAGATTACTTGATAAATTTTGAACATCCGCATGGTGGCGAATCCACTGTAGAACGAATTCCTATTTTATCAGTAATAAATCCACATACCGGGGAACCTGAAAAACTCGAAATTGCTTTTCGTAAATATCTCGAAGTAAAGAAAAATGAGCTTTTTCTTTCGCCTGAAAAACTTGAAATATACGAACTATTTAACAAAGTAACTAACAAATTAAACACGCCAACATGAGACCACAATGGATATTACTATCTAATTCACTCACATCATTCAATAAAATGGTAGAAGAATTTGCCGAAGGTGTAAGCGATGTACGCACAAAAAAAGCTTTAAAAAAACTATGTGAGCAATGGGTAAAGATTATTAATCAGCAAAATGAATTCGATAAATTAGTTGAACCGATAGCAGCTATTGATATAAAACTACCATTTGAAGGTAACGATTTTGCCGAAATGTGGAAAACTTATAAAGAATATCTACTCGAAGATTATAATATCCAAATCGGATCGCGTCGCCAGAATATTATCCTTTCGAGACTTCGCAAATATAGTGGTAATAATCAACAGCGTGCAATTGAAATGCTTGAATTATTTATTGCTAACGGTTACAAATCTATGTTTAAGCCTACTGATAAACAACTTACCGGTGAGGAACCATCCAAAACAGAAGAGCATAGTGATTTTAATATAACAAAACCAACCAATCAGGTTTAAAATCATGAATTCAGTATTGCTAAATCAACTTGAATTTCCATTTTTTGCCGAAATAGTTACGAAGCAAAAAACCCGAAAACCGAAAATAAGCGAAAGAGCTAAAGATTCGGAAGGAAGATTTGCAACTGATAACCAGATTCCGGATAAACAGCAATTTATTGAACAAGAAACCCGGCGTGAAATAAGTGTATGGATGAGACTCAGACAACAGCAAGAAGAAATTAACAGGTTAAATGCTGAGATTAAAAAATTAAAAGGAATATAATAACTCAAATAAAAACAGTAATGATTCAGTTTGAAAATTTAACGGCAATTCAAAAACGAACACTAAAATTATATCCGAACTATAAATTATTCTATAATGATTTATCACCGGCACGATTATTAGTTGCTTACGATAATATTAATACAATTGAAGAATCAATTGCGAAACCCCGCATGACGATAGAGGATATTAATATAATATATCCTGAAACTGAAATAAATAATTCAGTTAATTATATTGCTCGTTGGCTCGATTTTCTTAACAAATTCAGCAATATAAATAAACAACTCACAGAACTAAATGCGGTTGCATATATGATATATAAAGACTATAAATTCATGTATTTAACCGATTTGAAAATAATTTTTGAGAAAATTATGCGTGCTGAATATGGCCCGTTTTACGGATCAGTTGACGCACAACGAATACTGTATGGTTTTATGCAATATAACCTGGAACGTAGCATTTTAACACGCAAACAGCGTGATAAATACAATTTAGATCTCGAAGATCATTTGGATAAAACAAGGAATAGTGTGAGTTTAGAAATATTGAAAATTATGAAAAAAGATTTCAATGATCTTGAAGGCCAGGATTATTGGGAAAAGCGTAAAGACTTTGAAAATAAAATGATGCCGGTGGCACTTAAAAATGCCCGTGAAGAATTTCTTAACAAATACTTAGAAGAACATGCCCCAAATTGAAAAGCCCGCTATCAGTAACGAACGCTCACTGTTCGACGATAAAGTACAGCAAGTTGTTAGTTTTTTGATGGAACACTATGATATCAGAATTCCTATTCAGGATCCTGCTAAAATTCAAATAAGTTGTAAGGATAAACATCGTTACACATTTCCTCCCACATTCAACGATATATCGCTACATCTTATGAGCGAAAGTATTATTGTAGGAGACAATATGCTCCGCAAAATTATCCGGTCACCAAATCAGATTGCACCTGTTAATCCGGTAATTAATTATTTTAATCGTATCCGCGGCCAGTGGAAAGGTGTTAGCCATATTGACATATTAAGTTCACATATAATTCCGCGCGTATTCGATGGCAATTCTGATACTTATTATCGCGAACGTACTGATAGACTTATTCGCAAATGGTTAGTTGCCTGCGTTGCCTGTTGGACTAAAGGAATTGCAAACGATGTAGCATTAGGATTTGTCGATGTAAGAGGTGGAAGCGGTAAAACATATTTTACACAATTCATTCTTCCGGACGAACTAAGCGAATTTTATGTTCAGGCATCGAAAGATGAACATAAGTTTGACATTGAAGATGCATATACCAGGTATATGATAGTAAACTTTGAGGAACTTAACGGACTTTCGAAAGGTAGTATTAATACATTCAAAATGGCACAAACTTGTACACACATCACCACCAAAATGCGTCATGAGGAATTTCCTTCCAAAAAAAACCGCTTAGCCTGTTCGATGTTCAATACTAATTTTAATGAAGAAAACGGAGGCTTTATCCAGAGTTGGTACGGTCCGGATACACGCCGTTTCGGATGCATTGAAATAGCTGATATTCAACAGGAATATTCCACCATTGTAGATGTGGATCAGATGTGGAGCGAAGCACTTACACTTTGTGAATCAAGTTCATTCAATTACCATTTTGATAAGGCTGATTACGAAGAATTCAATGCCTACAATGCACGATACAAATTTGAAACAGATGCAATGCGCTATATTCAGAGTTACACCGAAATTCCGGAAAACGATAATGAAGGCGAAAAACTTAATCCTACTCAAATTTTACAACGATTAATTAAAGACAGACGCATTAAAAGTGAAGATATGAATAAAATAACGCCTCAAAAAATAGGGCTCGCACTCAATGCACTGGGTTATCAGGCTGTAACATACCGTTCGAAAACAGATAATAATGAACCACGAAAAGGATATCACTTAAAATTTATATAATATGACTACTACTGAATTAAACAAAATTCTGACAACAAAATTACACCGCAGGATTTTCACCGCCGATCTGAATGAAATAGCAATAAATATCGGTAAAAAATTACCACCCCATGGAAGACACGGCAGTGTATCGTACCAATGGGAAGAAACTGAAATACCAACTATAATAAAAATGCTGCAATAATATGAAAAGAACAAGCAATTCAGCGTTCAAAACATCAGATTTTAAAGGAACGCGCGCTCAAAAAAGAGCACTAACACGTAAAATGAACAGTAAATATAGATTTTATATTTATGAAGTTGAACTGATTGGAGGCGATATGATCTATGTAATAGCCTTGAATAGTAAACATGTAAAGGAAATACTTGAAGCGCAACCGGAACCAATTGAAGATGAAAAAATTTATTGGATACATCCGCTAAATCCTGAGCATATTAAAGATGTGATAATAGATGCTACGGAAACAGAAGAAGAAACTACGCTGTACGAAGTATTCTACAATTATACCGGTAATGGAAGTGTAATTTGCTCTACTATTCAAGATACAATAACTGAAAATATTGAAGAAAAACCATTATAAATAACATAAACAGCACGGCACAATAGGGTTATAGAGGTAATCCTTAAAATTATTAAAATCAGATAGTAAAAATAATCAGCCGTGCTGTTTTTTTTCAAATACTAATACTAACAATTTAAATTAAAGCAAATGAAACTATTTATTTCTAAAGATCAAAACACTGTTTTTGTAAATGACAATGAATATAAATCAGCTCAATTATCAGAAACAGATCATGAAAACAGCGAAGTCGATTGCTTAAGATGTGCATTCAGAGGTAAAATTATTGAAGGTGAAAAAATTTGTCCGCAAATTCCTTGCGATCCACTGTATAGAATAGATAAATCAGCCAAATTCTTTGAATTGGTTATAAAATAATACTAACTAATAATTTTAAAGCAATATGGAAATACCTGAAAGAATACAAAAAGCTTACGACGAAGTAATTCAGCAAAATATTAATATTGGTTCTAATTGGATAAATCCAATTTTAGAATTAGCAGTTACCCCTGAATTTATAAATAAATATTTCAGAGTAATATGCGATAAATCTGATTCAATTTATGAAACTACAAGAGTAGAGATATGTAATGTAAATATATTTAACAACAAGATTGTAATACTTTATAGGGTATGTAACAGTGCTGTATTTGAATAATTAAAAAATAATATTTAAAATTTTAAAGCAAAATGAAACTAACTATCGAATCAACAACACAAATTGTAACTGTAAAAGCCGGACCATTAAGCGATGGAATTCAGGCCCGCATATGGGAAGGCACATCAGAAACAGGAATTAAAGTAATATGTTTAATTACCCGCATATCAATACCTGCGGAGGAACTAGAAAAAGCAGAACAGTTTGATGCTGAACTTATAGTATGTAAAGTTCCAACTCCTTATGCTGAAGCTATACCATTACGATTAATAATTGACTAAGCCATGAGAGAACTACCAATCTTATTTTCCATGGGTTTTTGTGTATGAATTTAATAGGATTCAGAAATAAATAAAACAATGAATATACTTCCGGATTATAATGTACGTATTATCGTGATCGATAGCTTTTGCGGAGCTGGTGGTGTAACCGAAGGTTTTCACCGCGCTACCGATAAACAGGGCAATAAACTTTGCCGTGTGGTAATTGGTATCAATCACGATGCACGTGCTATAGAAAGCCATGCAGCCAATCATCCTGATACGGTTCACTTTGTCGAAGATTTTACAACGCTGGATCCAAAACGATTAGTACAGATAATTGAAAATGCAAAACTCCGATATCCAAATGCTAAAGTATTGTTCTGGGCTTCGGCCGAATGTACCCACCATTCAAAAGCCAAAGGTGGAATGAGTCGCGATGCCGATAGCCGAAGTTTGCCCGAACATATCGAACGCTATGTGCATGTACTTTGCCCTGACATTATTGGTGTTGAAAACGTGGTAGAATTTATCGACTGGGGACCACTTGACGCAAACGGAAAACCTGCTAAAGAGCAAAAAGGAATTTACTATAATCAATGGCGCAATAATCTGATCAACATGGGTTATCTGTACGATTTCCGAAGACTTAATGCAGCCGATTACGGAGCATATACCAGCCGTGTTCGTTACTTCGGCATATTTGCCAAAGATAAATTGAACATAGCATTCCCGGTACAAACGCACTCAAAAAAAGGTGATATATTTCTCGAAAAATGGAAATCGGTTAAAGATGTGCTGGAACTGGACGTGGAAGGCGAAAGCATATTCAGCCGCCAGAAACCGCTCGTTGATGCAACACTTATGCGTATAATTGCCGGTATCGAACGCTTTGTAATAAATGGAGACAATGATTTTATGCTAAAGTACAACAGCATGAGCCAACGCAAAACATACGTTCCACCTTCAGTAGATGCACCATGTCCAACTATAAGTTGTCAGGATAGAATTGGTTTGGTTAAAGCCAAGTTTATGAGTCAGGCTTTCAGCGGACGGCCAGCTGATAAAAACTTCACACTCGATCGTCCGGCTAAAACTATTACAACAGTAGATCATCACCAACTATTGACAGCTTATTACGGTAACGGCTACAACAGTTCGATAGAAGAACCTTGCAGAACAGTAACAACCAAAGATAGATTTGCGCTGGTAACTTCCAAATTTCAAAGTATAATGACGTACAATTCACCAGGTCTTAATACTCCGATTACCGAACCTTGCGGAACAGTAACAACAAAAGATCGATTTGCATTAGTAACGTCAAAATTTATGGATCAGCAATATGGTATGAGTAAACCATCGTCTATATTGCAGCCTGCCGGAACTGTTACCGCTAATCCAAAACTTAACCTGGTATCGGCACAATGGCTTATGGATACTCAGTTTAAAAACATAGGCTGTTCGCTCAAAAACCCATGTCCAACCATTACAGCCAACCGGAAACATTTTTATTTAATGAATCCACAGTTTGCCAATAAGGGCGGTAACATTAACCGTCCATGCTTTACGCTGATAGCCCGAATGGACAAAGCCCCGCCTTACCTGATTGAAACTACCAGTGGTAACGTTGAAATATGCATTAATCCGGATGATACCGAAATAATGATCCAACTTAAAACCCTGTGCAATACACACGGTATAATCGATGTACGCATGCGCATGTTACTGATAGAAGAATTACTCCGCATTCAGGGATTTGGCGATACATACAAACTGTGCGGCACACAAGCCGACAAAAAGAAATTTATAGGCAACGCCGTAGAATGCAACCAGGCACGTGTACTTGCCGAAGCAATTGCCGGAACTATCAATGTAACAGAATTAAAAATGGCGATATAACGATTAGGCTATGGTGGCACGAAACGCACACCACTGTCAAACCGCTAAAAGTTGTCGGAGTGCCGACCATAGGCGTTTGTTATAGGCTGGCGATTCTCTTTCTGTCAAACTTTCAAATTCATAAATATAAAAATCAAAATCAAAAAAAATGAGAACAAGAAAAGAAATAAGAGCTGACATTTCAGCTAAAATTGAGCAAATAAAAAATCTTGAAGAAGAAAAAAAACAATTGATTTTAGAAGATATTCAATTTTCAGACGAGGAAATCTGGTACACTGAAACAAGTGAAGTCCACGAAGTTTCTAAAAGACCTAAAATATCAGAAACATTTCTGATTGGTAGAACCAATTGGAATGAAGAATTTAAAGACGAAGATAGACCAAATGACCCGATTATAATTAAAAGAAGTCGAGTTGTACGCATTAACGGTGAGTGGCAATGGTAGGCTTTTTTCTTTCGCTTGCCTATAACGACCGAGGCTATGGGCATTTGGCGGTTTGCGGGAGCATTCGCTGTCGTGAAACGACAAAGTGAATGCGGGAGCAAAACTGCCGGAATGCACGTCAGCCAGCCAATGAACATAGGCGTGTGTTAGCGGTTAGGTGCTTGGTTGTCAGTCGTGTAGTTCAGTCGTATTTTATTAATTATTAATCCATTTTGTCATGAAACCAACAAAAAACGAAATAAGATATTTCTCTTTCGTAATAATTTTAGACATTATAATTTTATTTTTTCTTTTCCTTTTGGGACAATTTAATTACTAAGAATAAACTAAAATGTATAAACGATATAAGAAATGTAATCTTAGTCATAGATATAAATTTCCAGTCGTAATAATAACCAATAAATAATACAGTCGAAATCCAAAAAATAGACACTATACAAGTCATAGTTGTTAGAAATGCAATTCTATCTACTAACGGTTGGTTTTTATCGCCTTCTTGGGTTTCCGAAAATATAAGAGTAGTAATAAAATTTAAAATATAATAGCAGACCGATAAACAGAATGCAACAATAATCGGAATATGTATTTGGTTTGAATTTACGAAATGTCTGTTTAAAATAAAAAGTGATAAGTACCAAAAAGGAATTATACATACAAGAGATACCAAAATCGTTTTTGTCGAGATGTGTAGTTCGTTAATTTCTTTTATTACTGACATGTCAATTTATTTAAAAATGTTTGTTTTTCTTTTTTTTGCACTTACCGCTAACGACCGAGGCTATGGGCATTTGGCGGTTTGCGGGAGCGTTCGCTGTCGTGGAACGACAAAGTGAATGCGGGAGCAAAACTGCCGGAATGCACGTCAGCTAGCCAATGAACATAGGCGTGTGTTAGCGTGTCGTTATTCTAATTTCAAGTTTTACAATAAATATTTAATAAACAATTTAATTCAAAAAGTATGAAAGCAAGAATTTTTATCGGTAAAGAAGCTACTGGAAAAACCAGAGTAGCAAAAATGATTTCTGAATATATAGGAAAAGATAAAACAGTAACTCTTTGTGGTGGTCATAGTCAAATGAAAAGCCGTTTTGCTTTTTCAGATTTGAATGAAAACACACAGTTATTAATAATTGACGATTGTCCTGCAAATTTCGATTTTGAAAAATTCTTTCATGTTATTGACGATAGACAAAATGGTGGTGATTTAAAATTTTCAATATTAGTCGAAAAACAAGGAAAAGAACCAAAAGAAATTCAAATCCCGTACATAATTTTCACCACGAATTATTTAAGCGAAAAATGGTCAAAACTCGGAGCTTCATTTCGTGAACTATTTGATATAGTAGAATTTCCGCTATCTGCCCCTTTTTTATAATGCACGCTAACATCCCGATATGTTCATTAATAAAATTGCACAGTTATGCAAAACGATAATAAAGAAATACTTACATCGGATGAAATTATGTTTTTAAATCATTTATCAATAGAAAAAAAAATTGATGCATTGCACTACCTTGCAAATGAGGCTTTAGGATTAATGCTTGTATCTGAATATCAGAAAGTAACTAATATGCGTCCACGAACAATTTACGATCATATCAAAAAAGGGAAACTAAAATCAAATATTTTTCTGAATCAAACTGTAATAATAATGAACGATTAAAATATTTAAAAACTATAATATGAAAAAATTTAATCAAACACTTTTCGTAATGGTCGGGAAAAAAGAAAATGTAGATTATACTACGTTATCATCTCAAAAAAAACAATGCATTAAATACTTTCTTGAGAATACTTTCATTACTTGGAAAGAAGCAAAGAAATATGGTTGGAAATGCATCAAAGTTGACGTTCAAATACTTGAAAATAATAAAAAAGCAAAAAATGTATTTTGAAAATAATAAACCTTTCAGGAATAGAAATAACGATGTGGTAACAATGAAGTCGGTTACCAGGATAAGAAACAAAGATTCCGGCGTTGAATCAATTACCATTCAGGTTTACGAAGATAATAACAACTATTTATCTGGTGATCTAACCGAAATGTCTGATGAAGAATATCAGCAATACTTAATGAATGATTTTGAATAAGCCTGAAGCAATGCAGGTTTTTTTTTATCTGATCAATACACAAACGATTTCCTGATTCATGCGCTTTCATTATCCCCCATTCAGCTATAATTATGCATACCGTTTTGTTTTTATTTTTAGTTGTTTGTCAAACAGTGATTCTCTCGTATTCTTATTATTTAAATAAAAAATTATTTTTAATTATATAAATTTTATTTTAACGCAATAAAATAATTTTGATTGTTAACCTACTACATACTACAAAAGCATGTAAAATGCTGATAATCAGTTAAAAAATTGTAGTACCTTTATATAAATAATTAACCTACTACATACATACTACAACCTACTACAAATTGAGCCTACTACATAACATACTACATTTAACATGCTGATATAATGTTAATTATATGCATGTAGTATGTAGTAGGTAAAAAAAATATTTTGTTTTTAAACTCAATATTTTTAATATTTTGATAAAATTTATGTATAATAATTTGGTATTCAGATATTTAATTTGTATTTTTATAGCTAAAAACATAATTTTTACTCTAAAAACTTAAAATTTTTCGTAATATGGAAGCCGAAAACTGTAATCCTGTTATTATTATCGATTTGAAACCCGAATTGCATGATTTTTTGATTCACGAATTTGGTGAGGACGAAACCGGAGCTATTAAACTTCATAAAAGAAATGACATTGGTAAGTATATTGATTCGATGTGGTTGATAAGCGATCTTCCGGTTAAACGTAAATTTGAAAAGTACAATAATCCTGTAAAAATAATACTTCCGATTTGCGCAGATAGTGCGTATATTGTACGAAGCAATTTTTTATATTTTCCATTGTACCGGGAGCAACAAATTAATGATTATCTGGAGGCGATGTTTAACCTTATAATCCGCGAGTACTTCGTTACCGGCTTCGAAAAACAGTTCAAAAAAAATATGATAATTGAAGGAATTCTAAAGGCATTCAATATCAAAAAAAATGCGATAACATACGATCGTATTAAGAAAAAAGACTACAGAAACCGTGAAAACGTGTTAAATTCGGTAGTACGTGAAATACAAAGTTCTGTAATTCAATAAATTAAAAAATTTTTCAGAATAAAAATTATATTTAACTGGTTTTAATCTGTAATTTACAGATATAAAACGCTAACAATCAAACAAATATCATGTATATTACAAGAAACAATGACAAGCTTAACCGCATTGTCGAAATTTGGTACGCAGCGCTTAATGCAGTCTCAATGGTGGATTATCCTGGTAATTTTGCCAGATGTGTAGGCACGTTTACACAATTGAAAATAAGCGAAGCAACGTTTGAAGAATCGGAACCGGAAAATGGTAGTCCGGTTGAGCAACAATTAGATATTACAGTTCGCGGACAAAATGAAGATTCAGATAATGAATCGATTAATATTTGCGGACAATATCTGATTATGAAATTAGTATTTAATAATGAGAAAATTAAAATTGTTGGAACTCCTGATAATCCGGTTGTATTATCTAATTCAACTACTGGTGAAATTATTGAGACCAAACTATACGTTAAGCGATATTCGGCCGAAAAAGCTAAATATTTGATTATTTAAAAGTCCTTTTAAATAGCTATATTTATGTATAAAATTGTACAATTAATTATTGTGCAATGAAATATAGCAGACTCTTATCTACAATTATGAATTCGAGGTGGATGATTCGCCCCGAAGAAATGGTTGCCAATGAAACAATCGTTTATAAATTACTGAACCGTAAGTACTCCGACGATAAGTTTAATCAGATATTATCTGATACAAACCCTGTTCAGTATATGATTGCAGCTTCGACATCAAAATCAAATGCCGAAGCAAGCCAATACGATAATGCTCCCAAAGAAAGTATTGCTATTTTTGAAAACATCGGTACCATGCTTAAATATGGCAGCTGGTGTTCATACGGAGCGTTAGAAATCTGTGACGCTGCCCGTGAAGCTATTTCACATCCAAACATTGACGCCCTGATACTTGATACTGATTCAGGTGGTGGATCTGTTGATGCTATACCTCCATATCTCGATTTAATTAATTATGCTCATTCACTGGGTAAACCGGTAATTGCATTGTGCGATTTATGTGCATCGGCTGCATATTATGTGGCTTCGCACTGCGATGAAATTATTGCACGAAACAATATATCATCAGAATTTGGGAGTATTGGTGTGATGATGGGTTGGCAATCAACCAAGGAACGTGATATGAAAGAAGGTATTACCAATCATGTAGTTTATTCTACAAGAAGTAAATGGAAAAATCTACCTTTCAGAAAAGCCGAAGATGGAGGCGATGGCGCTTATGATCTCCTGCAGAGTGAAGAATTAGATCCACTCGAATTGAAATTTGAAAATGATGTGATTGATTCGCGCGGGAAAAAACTTGATCAAACCGTTGAAGGAATACTTTCAGGACGTATGTTTTTTGCTGAAGATGCAAAAAAATACGGTTTGATAGATGGAGTTGGTAATTTAGATTACGCTATAAAAAGAGCAAAAGTTTTAAAAGACAGATATTTATTAATTAATTATTCACAATAAAATTTTCACCATGGAATTTAAAAAAATTTTAGCGGTCATTCTGGGAATTTTCGGTATCAGTGCACTTGCAAAAGGAGCTGATGGTAAAGCAGTTTTATCAGCCGAACAGGAAAAAGAACTGAAGGACCAGTTTGGCGAAAAGTTTTTGGAGAAATTCAAAAACGATTTGAAAGCCGAAGAATCCAAAGGAGTTGACCTGACCGTACCCAGTTCAGAAATCACGGCGTTGCAACAAACAGTTGCCAGTATGAACACTCAGCTTAATGCTGCATTAGGAAAAATTAAAATTTTGGAAGCCGATAAGGCTAAATTGGAAACAGAAAAAGAACTTGACGATCCTGAAAAAATTGACATGACTTTGAACAATGGAAAAAAGGCTGCATTTAAGCCCAACATGAGCTATCAGCACAACAAAGTGATTGATGCTTATTTCAAAACCGGTAACATGCAGTATAGTGGTGACGACACCATTAATACTTCTGAATTACAGGATGAATTTGGTAAGTATGTGTCCGGTGTGAAAGTTGATATTTTTCAGAGTCTGAAACAGGAACTCACCATTACTCAGTATATGACAACCGTCACAACTGACAAAACAGAATGGAGAGCCGCTAAAGCTATCATGGATAGTGTATTGCAACAATTCACTCCAAAATGGACTCCTAAAGGTACATCAACGTTTTCGCCGATTACAATCAAAAACTTCAAACTGAAGGTAAACGTTCCAATCACACCAAGTGATATCATTGATCAGTTCATTGGTTATTTATACGATGAAAATCTGACACCTGATCAGATGCCAATTGTAAAATATATCGTTGATGTATTGCTTATCCCTCAGTTAGGTCAAGATCTTGAAAATGCAATGTCCACCGGTAAGTATGTAGAACATGTACAAACTCAGGATAATGCGGCAGGTTCAGCTGCTGAAGATTCGATGGATGGTGTTGTTACTATTCTCCAGGCATTGAGCGCAAAACATGATAATTCGGTAACCTGGTTATTGGATGGTGTTGAACTTACACCTGCAAATATCATTGAAAAAATGAATTTGGCAGCCGATTCAGTAGCTCCGTTGTACAAAAAGAAAAAAATGTTGATCCATGCGGATCCTGATTTGATTTTGATATATCAACGTGCTTATCAGAAATTGTATCCTACCACTAAAAATCAGGATGCGGGTAATCTCCGTCTCGATTTTACCAACTTGTCATTTGCTCCGGTTGATGGTTTGATTGGTACCGGTGTGTTCTTTATTACGCCTAAAGAAAACTTTATTCACCTGATGAGCCGTAATACTTCCGATGCCAAGATATTCCTGCAGGTAGCAAACTACGACGTTAAAGTTTTCATGGAATTCTGGAAAGGTATAGGTTTTGCCATGGAAGAAGCAATTTTTGCTTATTTACCCGAAGATTTGTCCGGAAGCGGTTCAAATGGCGGAGGACTTTAATTTTTAAATACTCTAAAAAAAATATAGTAAAATGAGTTACGAAAGAGTATCAGTAAAAAAGGCCAGCTCTAATGCAGGGCGGCCTAAAGGTAAAGCAGCTTATATCGTTCTTTTCGATTGGGAAGATATTCAGACTTACACCCGTGACGACAAAGGCGTCAGGGTAACTGCTTTTGCGTTTAAAACAGGTAAAAAGCCGATTGGTATTTATGCCACCGACAGCACACAAAATGTGTTTCATCAGCTGAGTGGTAACGATGACGCACGTGGATTTATCCACCATGTTGATTTTGAACATCCAGGCGATTCACTTGAATTGAACGAATTCCTTGAAAATAATGTGAATGGCAGATTAGGTGGAATTCTTGTGCCATGCGGTGATCCCGACTGCAAAATTGCAGGATTACCATGCAATCCGCTTAAATTTACGCAGGATAACGGACAAAGTAACAACGAAGGCACTAAACATACTATTCAGTTGGTTCAATCATTTGCAGGCGCTGCATTAGGCCACATTTCGAAACAATTAATTCCTATAACTGATGATGCTGTTGTTAATTCAGCACTTGGATTGCCAGGTACCGGCGGATCGGTAGGAGATGGATTGTAATTGAAGGTATTTTCAATAAACTTAAAAAAGGCTGAATATAACATATTCAGCCTTTTTTTTGTCCTTTATTTATACAATTTGCAATTGCAAATTTGTATTGCTATAATTTATAATATAAATATCCATGCAAAAACAAATTTAACATGAAAAAACAAATGTAAATGTTGCGCATATTAAAGTTAATGTGCAAAACAACAAAGCAATTAAACAAAGTTATAAACCAAAAATTCACTAAAAATGAAGAAACAAAAAAAACAGGATAATGTTACTCCTGAAATTACGGACAAAAACAACGATAAGGTTGAAAATGGAGACGAATCCGCCGATAATTTAAACGAAAACGTTGAAAGTAACGAATCATCGGATTTGAAAATTGGCATAATCGGTGCCGGAAAAATTTGTGTGTGTATTCCATTCCTGCAGTCAGCCGCTCAGGGAGATGAGTTAAAGTATGCACTTCGTTCAATAGAACGTAATTTCCGGGAAGATTTTGCGGTTGTAATAATTGGCGATCGTCCGGCGTGGTTAAGTGACGAAGCGATTCATATTCCGGTGGAAATTGCTTCAAAAAATCCACAAATTGATACTACAAATAAACTTTTCAGGGCTATTGCCTCAGAACTGGTAAGCGATAAGTTTGTATGGAGTAACGATGATATCTATTTCAACAGTCCGGTAATGCTTGCTGATATTCAGGCTTTATCTGTACAGGGAAAATTATTGGAAATTCCGGGAGCTACAGAAACTTATAAGGTAAACCGAAATGCTACAATAGATGTGCTCAGAAAATTGAAAAATGACACAAATAATTTTGATATGCATGTTCCGTTTTTTTACGAAAAAGAAAAATTGCTTGAATTATTTGAAATATTGACTAAAATAAATGCTCCTGAAGGTGTTCTTATTCCTTCAATCTATTACAATCATTTCTATTCCGGTTTTTCGGCAACTAATAACGATGGTTTGAATGGTAATTATCTGTTGCGCGTTGTTTCTTCAGAACCTGATCCTGCAGCATTTTCAAGATTGATTGTCGGTAAAAAATTTCTGAATAATTCAGAAAATGGATGGTGTAAATTGGTAAAAAAATATCTGGAAAATAAATTCCCTGAAAAGTCTAAATTTGAAATTTAAACTAAAGTGAAACAGGAAGTTTTAAACTGGTTGCAAAAAGGGTGCGATTCTGATCAGGGAATCGCACTTCTCGAAAAATACAGCAAAAACACATTTTTAATCCGATTAATAAAAATAGATCCGATAAAAAATGTAAAGTTGTTGAAGGATTCGCTGTGTAAAATTGCTAATGTGGATCCTCCGTCTCATAATTCGACCAGTGAACCACAAACGAAAAGCAATTTTTCTCGCGATACCTTCAGGAGTGAATTTCCATTTATAAATCAACCTGATTGTCCGATAGAACTAAAAGCCCTGGTAACTGATAAGTTTACTTCATTTTATACTTACAGAGATTTGCATAAAAAACTTCGCGACTGTAATAATCTGAGTGAATGTGCCGATATATCCAAAAAATTAATTGATAATTATACTGAGAACCGCGCTATTTATGCTGAACTTGAATACTATAAAAAACATAAGGTTTTGCTTGGTAAACATCCTATTTTTAAACATTATAGTCATGTAAAAGAAATTAGAATGCTTAGCATGAAAGATTTAGTGTTGAAACAAATTAAACTAAATCATAATATTTGGCGTATTAACAGTAATTTGGCAAAAGGTGATAAACCTCAGTTAGATGCTGAACGTAAAGCCGATTTAGAGGTGAAACAAAATGAACTGGCCGAAGTAAACAGATTATTAGGGGAATGAGTTTTTATTTTGACCTTGACGAAATAAGACAGGAACGTATTAATGCACGTATGTTTTCTGCTAAATTTGAACGTATGCACAATGCCAGGTTAGAGAACCTGAAACAATTATGTGGCCGGTTGCCGGAAGAAAATGAGTGCTTTTTTATTGAAACAACAAAGAGTTTTAATGCTTTCACATTTATCGTTTATCTGATACGACATGCAGGAACTATCCGGAGTTTATTTATTGCCACCTATTCAATTAACGATCGGATATTAAATTCGCTTTTACGTTGGAAAGAAAATGGATTAATCGACCAGGTAACTATCGAAATATCCGAAAGTATTAAGTTCAGAATGCCGAAAATAGCTCAACGATTGGATTTGTTGTCAAAAACAGAACAAATAACAGTAATTTATGAGTGGACACACAGAAAAGTAACTTGTGTAAAAACAGATATAGGACTTTTTGAAATAGAAGGATCAGGTAATTACGGCGAAAATGCCGCTAAAGAACAATATATATTTTGTAAATCAAAAGAGGTATATGAATTCAGAAATAATGAAAGCAGCAAATTGGGAAAGTCTTGACAAAATTCCTGATTGGTTAGAAAAAATAAATTGGGATGAATATGAAAAACTGGCTTCAATAGGTTATACTCCTGAAAAATTAGCCATGTTTTACAAGGTAAAGAAAATTGAATTCATGTATTATTACATGCTTATTGATTCAGTTCTTGAATATCATTACCAGCGTGGAATACTTTACTATCAGGCACGTGAAGGACTTGCTATGGTTGACGATGCTGATACCAATGCTACACAGGCTCAACGGTTGGATAAGTTACGCGATAATGTAGCTTTTCAAAAAGCTAAAGATGAAATAGTATATGGAGGATTATAATAAATCATTATTTGATCTGTTACAGGATTATATCCAATCAGGTTCGAAACAATCATTATCTGACGACGAACAAAAGTATTTGGACTTACTATACCTTATTAACTCACTTCGTCGCAAATATGGCAAAGAAAACGCCATATCATTTATTCAACGTCCTCCGTTTAATATACCTTATCGCCGTGCTCGCGAATTATACGATGAAGCTATAAATCTGTTTTATGGTGATGATGGAATAGAGAAACAAGCGCACCGAAATGCTATGTTTGAAGAAATGAGAGCAGCTGCCAATTTGGTACTTACAACTTCAAAAGGGTCAAAGGATATGGAAGTTTATGGCGATTTAATGACAAAAGCCTATAAAATGAAATGTCTTGATATTCCTGAACCTCCTAAAATACCTGAAGCACTTTACAAAAAACCAATTAAAGTATATTCACTTAATCCGGGCACAATAAAATTACCGGTTGTTGATCGTAATTCATTAGCCGAAATGATTGATAATTTAGAAATATCTGAACGCGATAAGGACCGGTTAAAACAAGAAGGTCAGGTTAAACAAATTTCATTTTTAGACTTATACGATGAGCAAGAAGCAAAGATTGAATCTGAATAGAGAAGATGTTGAAGTCAGGTATGAAAACTGGCTTGCTCAGCTGTTTGGAATGGCTATGCCTAAAAATTTATATTTACCGCTGGGACGTGCCTCCACTAAAACAACCAACTTTGCTGTTGAACGCTTACAGGAATGTGTTTATGATTTACCCGGTGCGCCTGGCGCCTGGGTAAGCGACACTTATACTAACTTACACAAAAACGTTATTCCTTCGCTTCAGGAAGGTTTACGCCTTCACGGGTGGGAAGAGGGAATTCATTATGTTATTGACCGGGAACCGCCAGAAGATTGGGAAAAGAAAATGTACAATATACTATCCAATTGGAAAGGTACAATGACATTTTTTACAGGTTTTAATCTAACGTTTATTTCATTAGATCGTCCAAGTATTGGAGCTGGACGTTCCTATGTATGTGTATTTGGTGACGAAGTAAAGTATTTTCCCGAAACCAAAATAGCAAACTTACTGAAAGCTGTGCGCGGTTACCGTGCTAAATACGGCGAATCGCCTATGTATCGCTCTCAAACATTTACTACTGATATGCCCGATCCAAATCATATTGGCGAACATGACTGGATATTGAAGTATGTAAAGAAAAACAACAAAGAAAAGCTTATTTTGCTGCTACAAGTGGCATTTGTTTATAACGAAACGAAGAAAGAGTACGCTTCGATATTGGAGACGAAAAACCTAAGAAAAATAGCCTTAGCTGAGCGCAATATGCTTCGGTGGGAAGTTCGTTGGCGCCGATGTAGAAAAGATGTTTCGCTTTTTTGGATTGCATCTTCATTTATAAATGTTGATATACTTTCTCTCGACTGGTTCGACGATGAATTTGCAGTCGGACTCGAAGGTGTAATGTCCGGAATATTATCTATTATACCCAAACTTTCTGCAGCTACACGATTTTATTCCTTACTTAGCGAACGACATTTCTATGCAGATGGATGTAATTATAAATATTTAGATACATTGCCTTATGGTACAGAACCCGATTGCCGCATACTGAAGCATCTCGATAATAACCGTGCATTAGAAGCCGGCTTGGATGTAGGTGGAACGCTGTGGATAGTATTTGGACAACAGGACGGACGAAAGTACCGTGTAATGAAAGAAATGCTAACACTACCACCGCGCTATATACGTGAGTTGGCTGACGACTTTATATCCTACTTTGCACCACAAAGGGTGAAGCAACTAAAGTTATACTATGATCGAGCTGCTAACAATATGAAGAAGGTAAAGCAGGATGTTGCTACTCAAATAAAGAAAGCAATAGAATACGATGCAAACAATAAACGTACTGGATGGATAGTAACGCTAATGAGCCAGGGACAGGGCGATATAGGCAGCAATACAGAGTATAACTTTATGATGGAACTTATGAGCGGACGCAATAAGTTGTTACCAATCTTAGAGATTGATCGTACAAATTGTCCTTACTTAAAGATACAGTTAGAATCGATACCTACTAAAGTAAGTACATCTAAGTCTATGGACAGTTTTGTTGTTAAAGAAAAGAAAGGCGATAAACTACCTGTTCATCGATTACCTAAAGAGTCGAGCAATATGACTGATGCTTTCAAATACTTAATGTGTAGAAAAGTATGGCTACGATTGATTAATACATCAGGTACTGGAGTTAATCTATCTCCTAAAGGATAATATAATAAATCTGGGCGTTACCCTCCTACGTCGGGTCGGGCTTTCCGTTTCAATCCTTTCACTTCGTTTCAGTATTTCCACTGCAATCCCTAACGCAAATAACGCAACAAAACAACCCACTCCTAACGTCGGGGATGTTCTATTGTTTTAGAACGGCTAACGCCTTTAATAATAACGCAACAATATCAACCACTCCTTATGTCGGGTATATATAGTTGCTTAAAATAGGTAATGGTAACTCATATTACAACCTCCGTTCCTATGGTTGTAATATAGATATGGTTGAACTTCGTTCATTAGGTGGTATTATTGGGGGC